TTGAGGGACAGCGGTTGAACCGTCACCCACGATGAAGTTATTCTGACGACGAACCTGAAGTGTATCGCCTATCTTATATCCAGAATTCTGAAAATCATCTTGATAGATGCGTGATCCAGTCATAACGAAAGGTGCGTTGTTAGCAAACATTGCCAACGCTGTGTTAGATACCAACTGCGTATTAATAAATTGATTTGACATTGCCCGTCTCCATTCCATTGGTTATGGGCAACTGAAAAGCTTAATAATCCTTAAAAAGCTATTTCCAGTTACCCGACTTCATGCGCTGTCGGATTGATCCAACAGGTGTCTTGTCTGTGACGGCATGTGAGTTCGTAACTGGATTACTTTTGATTTGACCTAGAGGACGGTCGGGGGCAGATGTTTTGTTCTCGCCACCACTAATCAAAGCATGAGACAGTCTTGACATCTCACTTGCCTGGTCTAATGGGTGGAGTTTGGAAATACGGCTGAGTTCTTCTGGATTCTTACCAAGTTTATAAAGCACTTCCCCGGCGCTCCCTGCACCAGATCTGGGCAATGTTACTGCATAATCGCGCATCGATGCTGTGTAGGGTGTATCTCGCCCAAACACGGTATCGTGAAAGTCATCGTACTTATCGCCAACGTTATCAAGATGTTTTTGGAAATCCTGATACTGCCTTTGAATATGTGCCTGGCTTTGCGCTTCATGCGCCTGGCGCTCCTGCATTTCCTTATGCTGGAGTGCGTAGCTCACTGCCTTGTGGATATGCTCATCTATCCCACCACCTTGCGGGGCTTGATAGGGATTCATCGGCTGATCTTGTGTATTTTGCATGGGTTGTGTCATCCTGGACTCTAGATCGCCTATTCGGGCGTGAAGGTCACGAACTTCCCGTTCGTGGGCTCTCTTTTGAGACTTCAACCGTTTTTGAACGGCTAATGTTTCCTTTGAGTGTCCTTCATCGCTATCTTCACCACTTTCAGCTTTCGCCTCATGTTGTGATTCATCGATCCCCATACTGTCATTCACTTGATCAGCAAGACCATCCTGGCCTTGATTTGAATCTTGAACTTCCATATTCACTTCTCCACTCGGCATTCATTTGCCCAAAGGTTGTAAGGCGACCCTGACGCCCAGCAACTCCTGTCGCTGATAGTTAAAATTTTACGCGTGTTTACAGGATAAAATAGTCGTACAGGTGGGGTTTATTTCAGGAAAAGCCTCTAGGTAGAGGCTCTTTGTACCGGATTTTCATGTTTATGGATGTCAACCAAATGCTTGATCATTTCAAGATCCATATGATCACGGTGCTTCATATGATCTAGCCCATGTGTAATAGATGCTTGCTTGATATCAGCCTGATGGTTATAAACATCCAACTGACCATCCATGTGTGCTTGCTCTGCTTTTAATTGCAGTTCAAGTTGATCAAGCTGGTTTTTCTCTTTCTTCAACTGTAATTCCGCAGCCTTGATTTGCAATGCCATCTGACCTTGTTGCATCTGTTGCTGTTTTAATTGCATCTCTTGTTGTGCCATCTGTGCTTGTGGATCAGGTTTTGGAGGAGGCGCGGGTTTGCCTTGTTCTTTAGCCAGGATATCCGGTGGCACCAAAGTCTGGAAGCGTTCAGCCATTTGTGGCATGAATTGGACGTCCAGGTTTTTAGCCCATAGATCAGCAATAAGCGGAAAGGCTTGTGGGAACATCTGCAATGTATTTTGCAGGAATTCCAGCGCAATATCTTTTTGTACAGAGAATGATGGGCCCGTATCAATCTCAACATCAAACTCACCCGGCATCAGTCGATTCATGATCTTCGCATTGTCACCCTCACCTTGGCGCTGATTCATAACGATTGTGTCGGTCTTTCCATCCTTCTTGGATATATTCATCTGGCGCTGTTCATCACCGATGATGTATGGAAGAAGATCATTTACAATACGGCCACCCTGTTCAATAGCCTGATTCAGGTTATCCTGAAAGACATAGGATGACATCGATCCTTCGAGTTTGCGTTCGCGCCTAGCCTTGCCGGATATGTCTTGTCCTTGAAGATTATCGTTTTCAGAAAATCCCAGAATCTCTTTGATATCTTGTCCTGCGGCAGCCGATGTCGCAAATAGACCTTGTGAGATTTCCCAAGCGGGCATTTTCTGCGGCATCATTCCGGTTTTAGGGTCAGGTTTGGCACGAAGAATACCCATCTGTAATTCAGGGTTACGCCAGTCTTGTTCATAGCCTATGATATTATCTGGTGTTCCAAGCCACTGTTCACGGCGTCTATTCTTTAATTCTGCTGCTGTTTCCGATCTCGAATAGTTCAACAGTTTCTGAGCATCTCGGGCTTCATGGATGAAGGATTTCGTGTATTGGCGTCCTTCAATGTAGTAGCTGTCACCATCCACGAAAGGTATAGGCAACTGACGGGAAGGCCACACAGAGAAATCAATAATACGATCTCTAATAAGTCGGTAGTGCATAATTTTATAATCTTGCGTTTGGCGTTCCCCAACCTTGATTGGCTTATCCTTTTCAATAATTGAACGAGCCTCACCCATCCCAGCGATGTCCAATTTCTTCTTATAGTTTTTCTGTTCATCTTCCCATTCGTCATTGGTTAATACCTTGAATTGATCGCCCACTTTCACATGATTAATTGTCAGCGGAAACCATTCTTTCACAAACTCATCACACACAATGATTGTGTCACGTGTAGTCCATTGGAAATCCAGAAGCATATATGGATCAACATAGGACACAGGGTTAAGCACATACGGATAGGTCGCAAAGAATTCATCACGAGTAAATACGAAACGCCTTGAACAGAAGTTTCCATCACCCTTGTGTGGCTTTAATGCAGTGGGATCCCATGAACAGCTTGTCGCATCAGGGATAATGTCGTATTTTATGATCTTGTTAAAACTTCTCGGTGCTTCATAGTCAATCAGGACTTGAAATGCGCCGAAACCCATCATGAGGGCGCTCTTAAATGCAGTTTGATAAACCAGGTCATTCTGTGATTGATAAGATATTGTTCGCACTAAGTCTGCGCGTAGATTTATTTGTTCTTGTGTGGCCTTTCCTGTCAATGATCGAACGATCAAGTCTGGCTTATTCTTTCGTTGTTCTCCTACGACTTTTTTCGTCGAATCGTAAAGTTTATTGAAAGTCATCGCAGGTTTGAATAAACGAGTGAACTCTGAACGCTCGACTGCCGTCCATTGATCACGCAAAACGAAATTCATGTCATCCTTACCACGGACAATATTCTCGTTGAAATAGGAATTCCAGGTATTTAAATGTTCATTGCACTTTTGAAGGACTTTAACCTCATCAATGCCAGCATCGTTTAAGGCATCAACTCGGCGCTCTTCCATCTCGTTGATTTCATCAGGAGACAGGTTTTCCGTGTTTACGTCATGCTCGTCGCGTTCCATTGTCAACCATCCTTGGTTTGTTTGGAAACTTAAGGGTGTTACATTGTAAACCTTCTCATCCTGAAAAGGTTTTAAATCAAGGCACCCTGCCGATTCTAACGGCTTCCGGTGTAGCAGCCGGCATCGTGATCACTACTGTAGCGACTACGTGTCACACCACGTCGAGAGTGCCATTCACATTGTACTACGCTGCGTCTACTTCATCAGCTTTATTCAGATCGCAATAGGTAACTTCCTTCCAGTCAGTCGCCTTTATGTCATCACGCGAAAGAGTATGTACACCCGCGTGCGCATTAGGTGCTGGCATGATCTTCCAAGGCAAAGGCATTCCTGGCATCAAGCAAATAAAACCATCCGTTCTGTGCCAACCTTCTCGAACTATGTACTTACCCTGTTCCAATAAATCTAATGCTTGTTCAAACTTCATTGTTAAGTTTCTCCATTAATAACGATTGATGGGTCTTTGTAACATTTGCTCAATTAGTGTTATACAGTGCGGGTGAAGTTCATCTAACTTCTTTTTGAAGTCATATAAATAGCCAATTGCTTTTTGCATATCAGCTTCTTCATTTCTCAAATATTTGTTTTCTTCTTTGGGCGCACAATTAAGTTGAGCTGTATTTGTTTCACCAAAATGTCTCGAAGTTCCTAAACTATTCAACATGATTTAATCCTTATGGTAGAACTGTTAATTGACATGATGTTCCGGTGAAAACGGGTTTATACCATTGCGTGCCATTTGATCCAACCGCGCAGATCACATCCGTTGCTTGAACGGTAAACCCCTGGCTTTGAATATAGCTATCCAAATATCCAGCACCCGAGATTGTAGATAAAGTATCAAGTGGCGCATATAAATGACCTATGCGTGGAACAACATCATTGTTTTGACCTGGAAAATTGATCTTAAAGTTTGTAACACCCATGACACTCTCCTTGTGATTAAAAATAATTCCCTATTTCTTTTTATTACCTTTCTTGCCTCGCGCTTCCGAAAATGCGATGGCAATTGCCTGCTTTTCAGGGCGTCCACTATTGCGTTCCCGCCTTATGTTTTCAGATATTCCAGACTTACTTTTCGCCTTCGCACCTTTTATCAGTGGCATGATCTTCTTCCTTTCTACAAAAACAAGCCGGGTTAAATGGAGAGTTTATTCTACCGCATCGAGGGCATTCCCATGGATTATTACTCATCGCCCAATCGCCCTGTAGAATAATTCTTCATTACGCAATGCCTGTGGTTTAGCCACTCCGGTGCGATCAGTCAGTATCAATGGAACCTGCCGAGCTATGTCCTTATCGTTGGCCAGTACTTCTTTTCGGTTTTCATTTTCGTTCATAAGTTTTTTTCCTTTTTATCTTCAGCCATTCGTAAAAGAGCGTTTACAGATACCTGAATAGTCTTTATCAGAGAGCAGGCATTATCATGTTTGCTTGTATCCTTTAAATCAATAAGCGATACACAATTAAAACAATCTTCAGGATGCTCAATAGGATTCAACAATGCATCAAGTGATCTATATAATTCAACTCTTAAAACTGGACTTTCATAACGAATATCAGCGCCTAATTCTATTTTAATTTCCATTAATCATTTTCCTTAATCTGTTTTAAGCTCACCTGTAACAGCAAGCAATCCTTTATTTGCATTAACCAGTCTCACAATATTAAGCTTTGCTGTCTCAATCCCATAACCATAGAACACTTCACGTTCTTTGGAATTCAATGCATCTTCATTGTCGAGATTGTATTTTAGAACATTATACGCATTTTCTATATGATTCAATGCTGATCTTATCTCGTTAATAATTCCCTTTTTCATCATGCTATTTTTCATACTATTCCTTTAGAAGATACGTAATACTGGATTCCACATGTCAATCTTGTTCGCCTCTGGTCTCTTATTTTCAACGATTCGATCTGATGCAAACTTCATCAAGCCGTATTGCTGACCATCATGCGGATGAGAAAATTTGTTCTTGTTTGGCTTATCCTGATAACGCTCATCACCTGTCACACTCAATCGTTTGAACACATACCCATTAATAAATCCTTTACGTAATACAGGACATCCTTCTCGTGACAATAAGTAGGCAGGCTGTCCATCAATCATTGAGTTTAGGAAATAACGGACACTTGATATACGTATGTCAGGATCATTTGTAGTTGCTCCATTTGTTTTGATACCGAGTGAATTAAGCTCACCAATACAGCTTAATTCTTCCATGATTGCATCCCCTGCCGCCCCTGATGGATCAGCCTCAGACTCACCAACTTTGTTATATGGGAATGAAACAGGAAGATCAGGCAATACGACATTCTTGGCGAACGTCCTGATACCCATATCAGATGCGATGTATTCTTTTAAGACTCGTGCCTGCCCACGCGGTGAAATCTGAAACACAATACAAGCAGGTGTGAGACCAAAATCCCAACCCAGATGAATAGGCAAGCCTTGTATTGCATCGAGTGTCGGTACTGAATGAAGATCATCATTATACTCAGGATAAACACGTTTGCCAGACTCAACAATTCCGTATTTTCCACCGCAATAAACCTTGATAAAGCCTTCTGAACGCTTCTCAGCAAGCTTGACATAATAATCTGGCGATAGATTTTCATAGTTATCGCAATCAGGATTAGCCAGATAGTTACCTTGTTTATCTTTCGCAAAACTGCCGTCTCCATTTTGAATCAAGCCTGATGGCTGATGAAATATTTTATAGTTGGGTGTCGGGTTTAGCTCGAAGTCTTTATTGATCCAGTGATCTTCATCAGGTGGATTAGTGTCTGCAATGATTCCTGACCAATAAGGATCAGCACAAAATGCACGAGAAGGATACCGATGGTTAACGCGACCAATGAGGTGGTGCAGGACTGCTTGAGGTACCTCAGAAAGTTCATTAATGTACGCACCTGTCGCTTCAATAGATTTAAGTTTACGTATATCTTCATCACGATCCAATGCAATAAATACCAGCTCAAGCTCGATTATGCCATGTCCATCATTGAATGTGTGTTCGTAGGTGAGGAGTGGCTTTTGTCTCTTTTTAATAACGCCAAGATCACAAAACCATTGGAGCCATGTTTGAAGGGTGGTTGATTGAAGCTCGCCACTTGTGTTTCGGATAATGAGCCATTTTGATCGTCGCCTACCATTGAACCATTTGGGCATTCGACAGGTAGTGTCAACAATCTTGTTAATGCAGAGTGTAGACTTGCCTGAACCATAAGGCCCCATAACGAGCTGCACAAAAGTATCGTCAGCATGAAAAAGCTTACCCGTTGGATTAGGTTTGTATATCCGTTCTTTATCGCTTGCATAGATTCTCGTTACATCCTTGTCAAATTGAATATGTTGGACATCCTGTCGCTTAAGCGAATCTTTTAGTGTGTGAAACTCCTGACGACAAGCTGCAAGTGACATCATGGTTTATGTCCCACCGGGAATCTGTCATCTTGCAACTGTCTCGGACGCTTTAATTGCTCATGTGTCGTGAAGCGCATACCGCAACGCAAGCACTCACGGCGACGAACAATCGCATCACGCATATCGTCATGCCTGGTTTCAACAACATGCGATTTGGGGTATTTGCATACCGTACACTGCATGTTATTTACCTAATGAAGGGTCAGACTCAAAATCTACATCTTTATCCCCATAACCCATCACAGGATCAGAATCACCTTTATGTGCAGGTTGTCCTTTAACATAGTATTGACCTGTTTTCTCATCAGCACGTGTGTTCATAGCATCTTTTGCGCTCTGCAAGATGTTATGAAACGCACTGCTTAATCCCGCGTTATCGCGTTCGACAGCCATGTCAGTATTCCTTATTTTCCGTGTAATACCTGAGTCATTACTTTCGCATGATCCACTTCTTTAGCCGAAGCATTGGTAGGCTTCGGCACAAATTGAGGACCATAATGAATGTGGTTTGTGTAACCGGGATGTTGAGAGTTCGGGTAATCAAACGCAGTTGCGCCCACATCCTGTGAGCCATTATCTTCTTTCATGGTCAATATCCTTTTGGTTATTACTTCCGTACACCGCTCAAAGTCTTGTGTCCTAAAACCTTGTTTGCCTTGTTGTCTATCTTCGTTTTAGACGCAGGAGACAACTTTCCTTTCTTAACCATCTGTGTTGCACGAGCCTTTGCATTCGATGCGTGAGCCTTATCATTAACCGGATAGGAACGATCAGGCCCAGCAAATTTTGATTCAGGTAGCTTGTTTCTCTTTTTGGTCGTTAACTTCGACATCATGTCTCTCCAAATATTTCGTCATCTTCCTTAACAACAAAACTGAGTCTTTTACTATTCCTAGAACCTTGTTACATCTATCACAAATCCATCCTCTAAACTTTCCAGACACATGGCAATGATCAAAAACAGTTAGTCTATTTTCATCACAAAGCTCGCATATCGATGGTCCAGGCCTTCCAGCCGCTTCCCATTTTTTAGATTCCTGTCTTAAAGCATATGCTTTGTTTCGTCGCTTTTGTCCTTCAGGATCATTCTTTCTTCGCAAAGCTTGCGCCACTCTGTCACGGTTACGGATCTTGTCGATATTGTTTTCTCGATACTTTTCTTTGGCCTTTTTATTGGTTTCTGGATGCTTGGCTCTGTATCGTTTTGCTTGTTCATTTACTTTGTCCTTATTCTTTTTTCGCCATTCTTTTACATCATCATATGTAGTCATACTATTCTCAAAAACTAATAGTATACCCTATGACTGACTAAATATCACATGCCGTATCGCCATCCTTGGTTACTCCCTTCATTGAATCACGCAAATGTGCAATATCGTCGGCCAGTTCCTTGATGTTCGCATCCTTGCCAAAGTCTCGCCAATAGGCATGCTCAAGTGTCCATTCAGCACCCTTGTGGCCTTTTTCAGACTCAACGATCAGTTGTCTACAGACGATTACTTCGCGTTTTTTGACTTTTGCTAGAGACTCCACCAGATAGGCGCACAAACTATCCTCTTGATGCTCGATATCAATTTTTCCTTGAGCACGCCAGACGTAGAATATGGATTCAGTAATGCCGTTTGATTCTGCGGCGAGAACATGGGTACATCCGTTATAAATGTCTTTAACAAGAGCATCGATTAGCTACTTTGTAAGCTTGCGATAGGGATGAGGAATTTTATAGGGTTTAGCTTCCATTTATCACAAATCCTTTTGTGTAATGATGGATTAATATTACATCAAGTCACGAGAGAATATCC